AACAAGAAAAGAAAAGGTAACTATGTAAGCTTACCTTACCAAAAAGCTCACATGACCACTAGAGTTGCTATGGATGATCAAGCAAACTCAATACCACTTGATAAATTATTTGAATTTGTAAAACCTTATAGACAAACACCCACAGATTTTAAGAAACTAAAAATTTTCCAGGATGATGAGACTAAAGATTATCCACCATGTGTAGTAAATTTTATAAAAAATAAAGTTAAAAAAGGTGAAGGCAGAAATGATGCAATGTTTAACGTTGCCGTACTTGCAAAAAAAATAAACCCAGATCCGGTTATGTATCAAGATTGGACTAGAGAAATGATGGGTAAAGTTTGTGAGGAAAAATTACATCCACAGGAATTAGAAAATATTTTTAAAGGAGTAGAAAATAAAGATTATGCTTATAAATGTAAAACATCAATTGCAAGAATGCATTGTTCATCAAGCACTTGTTTAAGACGTAAGCATGGTATTGGGGCCAATGAAGCAATCCCAGAAGTCGGTAAACTCATTAAAGTAAATTCATACCCAGAACCTTATTGGATACTTCCTATCCACGGTAAGTCTGTAAGATTATCTACAAAACAATTGTATCAGCAACAATTACTCGGAGAACAATTATTAAATTATGATATTGTTTGGAGACCGCTTAAACCAACTAAAAGAGACCCAGACCCTTATCGAGATTGGTTAGATGAATTAGTTTCAAATAAACAAGACATGGAAGGTTTCGATGCACATGAAGAGCAATCGGATGTATTTAATTCTAGACTATCTCAATTCTTAGAAGATGTAGAAGATACTACTGAGTTTGATCAAATCGAATCTGGCAATATATGGATTGATAAAGTAGAAATGAGATTTAAGCTTGAGACTTTTAGAAAGTTTATGAAGAAGATGGGTTACAATTGGTCTGAGAAAGATTGTACAAGATTTTTAGAAGCGGGTGGAGCAACACCTAAGAAAAAATTCCAAAACATTGATACACGTCATTGGGTCGTAAGTTTACCAAAACAAAGTGAACATAAAAATAAAGATGTTAAATTCGTTAAACAAAAAGCTGCGTGGGAAGACAATTAAAATATTCGGCCCACCAGGAACAGGAAAGACAGAAAACCTACTCAGAAGAGTTCAAAGGTTTTTAAAACAGGGTATTGATCCCGAAGAAATTTGTTATATCTCATTTACTAATAAAGCGGTAGATGAATGCGTGAGTCGTATTCGTAAAAAATTTAGTGAGTACGATGAAGATCGATTTAAATATTTTAGAACCTTACATAGTTTAGCAAGACAACAGTTTGGAGAAATTCCGGTGCTTGATCCAAGAGCAGACATGCTCATGTTTCATACTCAATACGGAACCGTCAAAGTTAATTACCGAGAAGATTACGATGAAGCTAAAGTCTATAACAATTGGTCGTTACAAATTTATGACCGTGCAAGAAACATGAAGGTAGATCCGGTATCTTTATATAAACAACAAACTCGAAAGAATGTTCGACTACAACAGTTCAAATCTATTATTGCAGGCTACGAGGAATTTAAAACAATGGAATTGGAGAACGGACACCGGACAGCGGACAGGCTCGATTTCACAGACATGGTACAAAAATTTATTGAGGACGGAGCAAGGTTACCTATAAAAGTTTTAATGGTAGATGAGGCCCAAGATTTAACACCGTTACAGTGGGATATGGTTGTAAAAATAGCTGAGAATGTTTGGAGAGTTTACATTGCAGGTGATGATGATCAAGCAATCTATGAATGGAATGGAGCTGAGGTGGAATATTTTCAAACATTTCCTGGACGAAATATTATTTTAAAAAAATCGGTAAGACTCAATAAGAATGTTCACTTCTTTTCTAAATGTTTATTAGAAGGAATGAAGGGTAATAGAGTAGAGAAAGAATTTTACTCAAATGATAAAGAGGGATCTGTTCATTATTGGAATACTTTAAAGAAAGTGCCTTGGGATCTTGAAGGCAATTGGTTAGTGCTTGCTAGAATAAATGATGTAAAGAAAGAATTACAGGAAGAGGCAAGAAATCTTTCATTATATTACCAAGATGTAAAAGGTAATAAATCTTTTGATATGAACCAATTCCAAGCAATACAATATTGGGAAAAAATATGTGAAGGTGGAAGTATTACAAGAGAAGAGGCCTGTATCATGTATGAATATTTATTAAATATCGATCACGGTTTTAGATCTCAAGATAGTAAAAAATGGAGTTTTGCTCATCCTCAGCAAGTATTTAATTTTGATGAATTACATTTAAGATGTGGTATGAGAGATGAAAAGGGCCCATGGGTAGAAGTATTCAAAAGAAAATTTAAAGAGAAAGATAAACAATATTTTTTAAAAATGATTAAAGAAGGCGTAGATTTAAACGAACCTCCTAAAATTATAATAGATACTATTCATCAAGTAAAAGGTGGAGAGGCAGATAACGTAGTCTTGTCTAGTAAATGTAACTTTCCATCACATTATGAAAAGAAAAACTTAAAAGAAAAGGTTAAAGAACTTCGGGTTTGGTATACGGGTGCAACCAGATCTAAAGGAACATTACATTTGTTAGGCACCCATCATCAATATAATTTTCCATTAGGGAAATATTACAAACTATATGAGGCTAATTATGACAGATAAAGATATGTTTGATGGAGCATTTCCACAACACACCCAGGTAGGCGGGAATCACTACACTAAGTTTGAGATTCAACCGTATGAATTTATATCAAAAAACAACTTAACGTTCTTTCAAGGTAATGTTATTAAATACGTTTGTAGGTATATGAAAAAAGATGGTATTCAAGATTTAGAAAAAATAAAACATTATTGCAATTTAGAAATTTTAAAAATGAAAGATGCAAAAAGAAAAAAGTAAATGTTGTAAGTGTAATAAAATAGCGGTTGTAATTGATAATAAAAAATACTATTGTGGCGAGTGTTACTGCATTAAATATAAGATACTAAAAAAGGAAAAGAATGACTCATCAACTTAACTTTATCTATAATGATTCTGATTGGGTTTGCCCGGCAGAATACCCAGATTTATCCCAAGCAAAAGAAATTGCAATCGACTTAGAAACTAAAGATCCGAATATTAAAACAAAGGGTTCGGGTTGGGCTACATTCGATGGTCAGATTGTAGGGTTTGCTGTAGCCGCATTCGACCAACAATGGTATTTTCCCATCGCTCACGATGCGGGTGGGAATATGGACTTAGCGATGACTACCGCTTGGATGCAAGATATTTTAAAAACAAATGCTACAAAAATATTTCACAATGCAAGTTATGATGTAGGTTGGTTATTGGTTAATGGTTTTGAAATCAAAGGTAAGATTGTAGATACCATGATTGCGGCCGCAATAGTAAATGAAAACAGATATAGTTTTAGTTTAAATGCGTGTGCAAAAGATTACTTAGGTGAACTTAAAAACGAAACTTTCTTAAATGAAAAAGCAAAAGAGTGGGGTATAGATCCTAAAGCAGATCTTTGGAAACTGCCCGCAGGCTATGTTGGCTTTTATGCTGAACAAGATGCGGCCCTAACTTTAAAGCTTTGGCAATATTTTAAACATGAAATTACTAAACAAAGTTTACATGATGTTTGGGATATGGAAATGGAATTGCTCCCAATCTTAATTGACATGAGACGTAGAGGAATACGAATTGATATCGAGAAAGCTCATCTCTTAAAGAAAGAATTTAAATCTAAAGAGAAAGAGGTTTTACATAAAATTAAAAAAGAAACTACGATGGATGTAGATATTTGGGCCGGAAGATCAGTCGCTCAAGCTTTTGATCGATTAGGGGTGGAGTACCCACGGACACCGAAAACCGGAGAACCAAGCTTCACGCAAAACTGGCTAGTAAATTGTAGTAACCCGATAGCGCAACTAGTAAGAGAAGCAAGAGAAATAAATAAATTCCATTCAACATTTATAGACTCAATATTAAGATATACCCACAAAGGTAGAATTCATTCTGAGATTAATCAGTTAAGATCCGACCAAGGTGGAACTGTTTCGGGAAGATTATCATATTCTAATCCAAATTTACAGCAAATTCCTGCGAGAAATAAAGAGTTTGGAGATAAAATTAGATCTTTATTTTTACCAGAAGAAGGTAGACAATGGGGTAGTTTCGATTACTCACAACAAGAACCAAGATTAGTTGCTCACTACGCGGCTTCGGTTAATTCACAATTCACAGGTGCAGATGATTTTATACAAGCTTACCAAGATGAGTCAGCAGATTTTCATCAATTGGTTGCAGACATGGCCGGAATTCCAAGAACCCAAGCTAAGACAATCAACTTAGGTTTATTCTACGGTATGGGTAAAGCAAAATTATCTAGAGAATTAGGAATAGATAAAGATCGAGCGGAAAAATTACTTAATCAATACAATAATAGAGTGCCGTTTGTTAAATCTTTAGCCACTGAAGTTACTAGTAGTGCCTCAAAATATGGCTTTATTCGGACTGTAAAGGGCCGTAAATGCCGATTTGACATGTGGGAGCCTACTACCTTCGGAATGAATAAAGCGATGAACTATGAAGAGGCTAAAGCTATTTATGGAAATAATATTAGAAGAGCCTTTACCTACAAGGCTTTAAATAGATTAATCCAAGGGTCAGCCGCAGACCAAACTAAACAAGCTATGATTGATTGTTATAAAGCGGGAATGATGCCATTGTTACAAATTCATGATGAGTTATGCTTTTCAGTAAATAACGAAGATGATATAAAATTAATCACACAAAAAATGGAGAATGCAATTGAACATCTCAAAGTACCTTTCACCGTTGATATTGCCCTCGGACGATCCTGGGGAGAAGCTAAGGAATAAAGACTGTAAAGAGTGTAACAATACCAGAATTATTCTTGAGATTGAGGATCTTGAGGTTCGTTCAACTCGTCCTTGTCCTCAGTGTTCTCCGACACCGGAACAGTTTCGTCTTTCTGGTCTTCTATAATTTTTTTATATTTACTTGGGTGTTTCCATACAAAAGTCATTTTTCCTCCTTTGTTTTTTTAAAGCGCCCCGAAGGGCGCTCATAATTTAACTTACTGCGTAAACAGTTTTAAGGTGTTTTAATGGTTTGTCGGTTTCTTTATCTTTTACCACCATATCCAATCTTGCATACCAACCTTCT